CTAGAATTGATGACGCTGGTACGCCATCATATGCACCACAATCCACAAATTATTCACAACCAGTAAGTGAGCCAGTACCGACAACATTTGGCAATGATAGTATGGGTTATGATTCGGGTGAGCCAATGACGTTGGACACTGATGATCTACCGTTCTAATTAAAACAAATATATGGGCATTATAGGAGATTTTACGCTCTTATAGTGCCCTTTTTTTCACAATTAATTTTTAAAAATATATCAATATGGCAGTAAAGAAAAAGGAATTTTCTTTTGATGATCTTCAGAAGAAAATGAGTACAACAACAAAATATAAACCAGATTTGTTTCTATCTTGCGGTGAAGCATTTTTAGAGGCATCTGGTGTACCTGGCCCTTGTATGGGTCACATTAACATGTTACTCGGACATACCAACACGGGAAAGACGAGTGCGTTAATTGCATCATCCATTGATGCGCAGAAAAAAGGGATTTTACCAATATTTTTGGTTACCGAGAAAAAATGGAGTTTTGAACATTGCAAACTAATGGGTTTGGATTGTTACAAAGATGATCAGGGTGAGTGGAAAGGGTTTTTCTTCTATCGTGATGATTTTGAATACGTGGAACAAATTACCGATTACATAAATTATGTGTTGGATGAACAAGCTAAAGGAAATGTTCCTTATGATATTTGTTTCTTCTGGGATTCAGTTGGTTCTGTACCTTGTAAAATGACCTGGGAGGGTAAAGGTGGTAAACAACATACCGCTGGAGTTCTTGCAGAAAAAATTAACATGGGTATTAACCAAAGAATTAACAACAGTAGAAAAGAAAACTCACAATACTTGAATGGTTTGGTTATCTGTAACCTACCTTGGGTTAAATTACCAGATTCGCCAATGGGTCAACCAAAAATTAAACCAAAAGGTGGTGAGGCTGTTTACCAAGCTGCCACATTGGTTTTCCGTTTTGGTAATGAAGCTGATGGTGGTATTTCTAAAATTGATGCCACTAAGAATGGTAGAAAGATTAATTTTGCCACAAGAACAAAAGTTACCGTTGACAAGAATCACATCAACGGACTAGGATACGCTGATTCACAAATTGTAGTTACACCACATGGTTTTATCACAAGTGATAAACGAGATAATAAAGAAGCCTTGGAAAAGTACAAGAAAGAAACAGCTGATTACTGGGCATCAAAAATGGGTGATACAAATTTTGAATTAGAGGAGTATGAAGTTAAACAGGCCATTGCCTATTCGGACGAAGATTAATACGTTACTGATTGATGGTGAGGCTTTATTAAAACAAGGGTTTTATGGCGCCAAACAAGTGCAAACTAAACACGGAAGCGTTGGCGCCATATTTCACTTTGTTAACACAATCAAAAAATTTTACCAGGACTTTGGCATAACCAAAGTTGTTGTTTTCTGGGAGGGTGAAAATTCAAAAGTTTACCGTCAAGGTTACTATCCATACTATAAAATGAATAGGAATGATAAAGTAACTATTGATGAACGACACGACTTGGATAGACAAAGAATCAGGATAAAACAATACCTTGAAGAATTGTTTATAAGACAAGTTGAGATTGATGGTTGCGAGGCTGATGATGGCATTGCTCATTATGTTAAAAATTCATCAAATGAGAACAAAATTATCTACACAAACGACAAAGATTTACTTCAGTTGATTGCACCAGATACAAAGGTGTATTTGTATGGTAAAAAAGCTGTCATCAATAAAGACAACTTCAAAAATTATTTTGATTACCACTATTCCAATGTTGGGTTGATTAAAATGATTGCTGGCGACATATCAGATAACATATCTGGTCTTGAGGGGATAGGTGAAGAAACTGTACTTAAAATGTTTCCTGAATTAAAAAAAGAGCCAAAAGATCATGAGTGGGTTATTAACAGAGTTGATGAGTTATTAACGGAATCCCCAGATAGTAAAAAACTTCTCACAATAAAAGAGGGTAAAACGAAATGGGGGACATATGGTACCGATTATTTTAGTGTTATGGGTAAAGTTATTAATTTAGAAACGCCAAATGTAACAGAAGACCTAAAAAATGCTATAACGGAAATGGTCAACGAACCATTGTCGCCAGAAGGTCGAGGTGGTATAAATAAGATTATGGAAATGATGAAAGAAGACCAATTATTAAATTTTTTACCAAAATATGATGACGGGTTCTTTGTTTTCTGGTCAACTTTTATTACTATTATAAACAAGGAAAAAAAAATTTACGAACAAACGAAAAATTAAAATTATGAACGCAAAAAAAGAAATTAAAAAAGAGCAAAGAAAATTTGAATTTACAATTTACCTTAATGACAATATTATAGTCCAACGTTATTTCAACGTTATTGGCTTTAATAATCGCGCAATTAACTCTTTAAACTTTAAAGATGCTATTGATTACAATCAGCATATAATCCAACTTCATATGAAGAACAAAACCTTAGATTTCATGACAGAAAATTCAAGAGCTTTTTATGAAAATTCTGGATTTGAAAAAAACGACATTAAAGATGTTATGAAAATTATTGTTAAAATGGATGATAGGGTTATTGCGTACAGACAATGGGATGCGACAATTTATCCAGTTAAAGTAAGGTATACCGTTGATATTCGTGAGCATATTTACGATATGATAACAAGAATACAGAAATGTTTATCTGAAAAAAATGAAAGACTAGAAACAAAATATTTACAGTACGATTTAGCGGTTTAATATCATGATACAAAAATCTATACAATTAGAGGACTTCGGGCCAGATTTCCAATTAGATTTGTTTCATGAAATAATAGTTGATCCAAAATTTGGTGAAACCGTAGTTGAGACATTGGATACGGTTCACTTTAAAACCGAGGCCTTTCAAAAAATAATCTCCCTGATTAAAAAGTATTATACAAAACATAATGCTATTATAAATTTTCCAGGTTTAAGAACTGAGATTAATGTTGAAATTCCAGACCCCACATTTAAAACACAAGTTTTAGATACACTACAAGAGGTTGAAAATCGAACAGTTACAAATAAAAACATACAAGATTACGTTGTTAAGTTCTGTAAAATGCAATCACTTAAAAGTGTAATCCAAGAAATATCTAAAAAAGTTGAAAGGGGTGTTATTGAGGATTATGACCAAATCGAAAAAAGGTTAAAGGATGCGTTGATCTTTAAGGACACTCAGGATTCTATAACACTTTTCCAGGATATGGATAATGTACTTTCTGATGAGTTCAGAGATCCAATACAATGTGGCATTAGTGGTATCGATGAAATTATGGGTGGTGGTATTGCTAGTGGTGAACTCGCTTTGGTTATCGCTCCACTTGGTGTTGGTAAAACAACCTTTTTAACAAAAGTCGCCAATCAAGCTTATCAGGATGGCCGAAATGTTTTACAAGTCTTTTTCGAAGACAAAGAAAAATCAATACAAAGAAAACATTATACACTTATAACTGAAGTACCACTTAATAAATTATCTGACGAAGAAGGTATTTCTTGGGTTAAATCTAGGTTGGAGGCTTTTAAGAATAGAAAAGTTAACGGGCAAGAACCAAAGAATAACCTATTCCTACAAAAATTACCCGCTGATGGTGTCACAATAACAAAAATCAAAAATATCATAAAGAAATTAAATTCTAGAGGTCATAAAATTGATTTATTGGTTTTAGATTACATTGATTGTATTTCACTTGAAAAAGAATACAGCTCAACAACAAATGATGAATGGGCTAGTGAGGGTAGAGTTATGCGACTTCTTGAGACAATGATTGAAGAGGTTGGTGTTGCTTGTTGGACAGCAACTCAAGGTAACCGAGCCTCAACAAGCGTTGAGGTGGTTAAAACTGAAAATATGGGTGGTTCACTTAAAAAAGCTCAGATTGCACACTTTATAATGAGTATTGGTAAAACATTGGAACAAAAAGAAGCCAGTGTCGCAACAATCTCAATATTAAAGAATCGATTGGGCCGTGATGGTATGGTTTTTCCAAATTGTAAATTTGACAATGGTACGTTAAAGATTAATACTGATGATCAATTAACTGAAAAGGGTTTTGAAAGCCAAAAGGCTAAAGAACATGTGGATAAACGTAAGAATCTTTACAGAGGGTTTTTAGAATCTAGGGGAAGTGAAAATAATACTGAAAATCAGTAAATTTTTTATTAAGATTAAACCAAATTAACTATATTTGCGAATATTTATTTTAACCCAATAACACAAAAAAACAATGAATTTAAAAAGTAACGACTTAACAAAAAGGTATTCGATTTTCCCTATAACTCACCCAGATTTATGGGAGTTTTATAAAAAAGCTGAAAAACAAACCTGGGTAGCTGAAGAAGTTGACCTATCAAAGGACAAATACAATGAATTAACTGATTCTGAAAAACAATATCTAAAAAACATTTTAGCGTTCTTCGCCATTTCAGATGGATTAGTAATTGATAATTTAGCCACAAACTTCATGAACGAGGTTGATTTGCTTGAAGCTCAATATTTTTATGGGCATCAAACGTTTATTGAACAAGTCCATGCTAATGGTTATTCACTTTTAATTGAGTCATATGTGAAAGACGAGAAAGAAAAGATGGATTTATTTAATTCCATGGAAACAAGCCCATCAGTTGCCGCAAAAGCGTCTTGGGCTGAAAAATGGATAAACCACCCATCTTTTGTTCATAGATTGATCGCGTTTGCTTGTGTTGAAGGAATTTCTTTTAGTTCTGTTTTTGCGGGAGTTTTTTGGTACCGCTCAAGAAATAAAATGGAGGGTTTGGCGGGTATGAATGAATTAATTATTCGTGATGAAACATTACATTACGAATTTGCGGTTAATTTATATAACAATTACGTTGCAAACAAATTACCAAAAGAAGAAGTGCGTGAAATTATTTTATCTTGTTGCCAGGTGGAAGAGGTTTTTGTTAGAGAAAGTATGCCAAATGGTCTTATGGGTTTAACAACAGACATGATGGTACAATATGTTAGATATGTCGCTGATGTTGTTTTAAAGGACTTTGGTATTGAACCAGAGTTTAATACGAACAACCCTTTGGATTACATGGCAAGAATTGGTTTGTCCGCTAAAAATAATTTCTTTGAACAAAGAATAGGACAATACACTAGAGTGGATATTCCAACTACAACAGATGGTATTTTTGATGATGATTTTTAAAAAAAATAGAGATGAGGATTAAAAAAAGAAACGGTGATTTTCAGGCTTTTATGCCTAATAAAATTTTGAGCAGAATAAAAAATAACTCAAAAGATTTAAATGTTGATGGTGATGCGTTATTCAAAGAAGTTATTCCTTTGATATACGATGGTATGACAACCACCGAATTGGATGAACTAATTGCGTTTAAGGCCGCCGACAAAGTAATAAACCACCCAGATTATTCGACCTTAGGTGGTAGATTACTTTTGAGTAGACAGTCAAAGTTAATTGGTAAGGAATTACAACCAGTTGATTTAACCTATGATTTCTTCGCGGCAACAACATTCTTGAAAAAATATTCAATGAAAGAAGGTAGTATGCCAATAGAATTACCCTCTTGTATGTATAATAGAGTGGCAAAACACTTATCAAGTTCGGATAAAGATTTTAAAATGTTTGTTGAGGAACTGACAAACAAAAGAATGAACTTTGCAACACCGATATACACAAATGCGGGGATTGACAAAAGAAATGGAATGATTTCTTGTAATTTGACCACATTACATAGCGATAGTATTGATGGGATTGAGGATACGCTTACAAAAATATCTTACGCATCTAAAGAGGGTGCTGGTATTGGTATGTTAATCGATCCACTGAGAAGTCGCCATTCTATGGTCGGTTCATTTAATGGAAATGCTGGTGGTGTTGTCAGATTAGCCGATATGGTACAAAGTAAAATGAGATTTTACAAACAAGGTAGTCGTTCTGGCAGTTGTGCTTTATACCTTTCTTTATGGCATAGAGATATCATGGATTTCTTAGAATTGACGCTACCAATCGGTGACGAGCAAATGAGAACCAGAGATTTATTTACCGCAGTTGTTGTTAACGACTTGTTTATGGAAAAATTAACCAATAATGAAGATTGGTATTTATTTTGCCCCAATGATATTGAAAAAGCTGGTTTAAAACCACTGCATGATACTTGGGGTAATGAATTTGTGGAACTATATAATAAAGCTGTTGAATTGGGTATTGGCACCCCAATAAACCCAAAAACAATTTGGGATGCGATTATTAAGGCTCAGGTTGAGAGTGGAAGACCGTATGTATTCTTTAAAGACAATGCGAATAAAAGAAACATGCAAAATAATATTGGTGTTGTTAAACAAAGTAATCTTTGTATTGAAATTACAAATGTATCAAAACCAGGTTATACATCACAATGTACATTAGGTTCAATTAACCTAGCTGAACACGATGATTTGAAAAGTATAGCTAAGAGTACAAAAGTCATGGTTAGAGCGCTAAACGCTGTTATTGATAAAAATAAGTGGAGTGATAATTGGAGTGAAAAAGCTGGGTTGGATCAAAGATCTTTGGCGATTGGCGTAGCTGGTTTAGCTGACTTTTTTGCAAAGAAAAAGATTTCTTTTGAAAGTGAGGAGGCCAAAAAATGGAACACTGACATTTTCGAGACAATGTACAAAGCTGCGGTTACTGAATCTATGAACATGGCTAAAGAGCAAAATAGAAATTATCCCTCGTGGGATGGTAGCCCTTATTCAAAAGGTGAAACATATATTGAGGGGTGGAGCCCATTATCAAATGGTGAACCAATACCGATGCTTAATTCATTACTACTTGGTTTAATGCCAACAGCGTCATCTGCAATATTACTGGGTGTATTTGAGTCGTTTGAACCAGTAACGTCAAATTTATTTACTAGAAGAGTTGGTCAGGGCGAATTTTTGGTAATAAATAAACACCTTGTAAATGAATTGGATGAGTTAGGTATATGGGATAATAATATTAAAAATAAAATTATCGCCAATGGTGGGAGTGTGCAAATGATCAATGAAATTCCCCAAGATATAAGATACAGATATAAAGATGTTTGGGAGATTTCACAAAAAACGTTATTAGATTTATCAGCGATTAGAAACAAATATGTTGACCAATCGCAGTCGTTAAATGTTTATCATTCTGATGCAAAATATTCTAAAATATCTAGCGCTTTAATGTATGCTTGGAAAGTCGGTTTAAAGTCTGGTGCATATTATACCAGAACCAAATCTAAAATAGAAAACAACTCAAAACTATCATCGGGTAGTGCAACTGAAGCGGTACCCAAAAAACCAGAAAATAGTCAATTTGAGTGCTTTGGGTGCTCAAGTTAACAAGAAAAGCCACCTAAACGGTGGCTTTTTTGTTTACAATAAAATAATTTTTCTTACTATTTATGAATAAATAAAAATCATGAATATTAGGAGACCAACATATGGTGTTAATTTTCCCTTTGATGACGGTGACAATGGTGATTTTTTAAAGTTAACAACAACACCAGAGTTAGAAGTTAAAACAAATTTAATACATCTTTTATTAACAAAAAGAGGTAGTAGGTATTATTTACCAGATTTTGGTACCAATTTATATCAATACATTTTTGAACCGCTTGATGATATTACGATGGGTAAAATTGAGGATGAAATTATCGATGCTGTCGAAAAATACATACCAAATTTAACTATAAATAAAATCATTATAAATAAATTTTACGATCAAATTGAATTTGTTGGTGATGACAAATTACAACACACAATAAAAATAAATCTTGATTACACAGTAAATTCAAGAACATTTCAATCGTCTGGCACGGTAACATTATTATTATAAAATGGCTAAACAAATTAATTATAGTAAACGCGATTTTTCGTCATTAAAAACCGAACAAATCAATTTTATTAAACAGTACTACCCAAATTTGGTGCAAAATTTCAACGATGCGTCAATTTTATCCGTATTTTTAGATTTAAATGCTGCAATTGCGGATAACCTTCATTTTCATATTGATAGGGCTTTACAAGAAACTGTATTGGATTACGCTCAAGAAAGACAATCACTTTTTAATATTGCGAAAACGTATGGTTTAAAATTACCAACCAGATCAGCAAGCGTTGCTGTATGTCAATTTAGCGTCCAGGTACCCATTAGGGGTGATGCTGAAGATAGAAGGTACTTACCATTAATGTATGCAGGTTCACAATTTTTATCTGGGGATGTTAGTTTCGAGTTGTTATATGATATTGATTTTGCATCAAATTTTAATATCTCGGGTAAAATTGATAGAACTAAAATCCCAATTTACACAAATGGTATTTTAACTGCATATAGGATAACAAAAACTGGTATAGTTGTGGCTGGGGCAAGTAGAATTTTTACACAAAAAATTTCAAATACAAGATCATTTTATCAAATAACATTGCCAGAAAATAATATATTATCTATTGATTCTATTATTCATAAAAATGGTACATCGTTTCAAACAATACCAACAAATTTAGAATTTAATTCAAACACAAATAAATGGTACGAAGTTGCGTCTTTGGCTGAAGATACAATCTTTGTTGAAGACAGAACTGTGGCGCCAGTAAATGGTGTTTATAAAGGTGACTACACAAAAGTTGATAGGCGATTTGTAAAAGAATTTACACCAAATGGATTTTGTGTGTTAACTTTCGGTTCTTTGACCGACCAGGGTTTAGACATATTAGATGATTTTGTCGATGCTAATACTTTTAATCTTAAAAGTTTTTTAAGTAACCCAGGTTTAGGTTTTGCCCCAATCAATAATACAACGATGTATATTAAATACAGGATTGGAGGCGGTGAGGACACAAATGTCGGTGTTGGTACAATAGATACCACAGGACTTGTTTCTATGCAACTGAACGGCCCTGAGGCCCAAATTAATTCAATTGTGCAAGGTTCGCTAACGGTTACAAATGTTACACCAGCAATTGGGGGTGGTGAGGCTCCAAGTATTGAGGAGTTAAGAAACTATATTTCGTACAATTTTTCTGCTCAAAATAGAGCTGTCACATTGCAAGACTATAAAGCCATTTTACTCGGTATGCCAGCTAAATTTGGTGTTCCAGCAAAAGTAAGCGTCTCACAAATTCAAAATAAAATTAACGTTGGTGTTTTATCGACAGATACAAATGGTTCGTTAACAAATATTGTTTCATCAACTGTTCTAGAAAACGTAGCAAATTATTTATCGAGATATAGAATGATAAATGATTATGTTGTTGTAAAACCAGCCGATGTGATTGATTTATCGTTTGAAATATCAATTTTAAGCGAGGCTGGATCGCAAATAAATGCAATTGCTAACATTGCCGCGATATTAAGAGATGAGTTTTCCAAGGATAAAATGCAGTTAGGGCAAAGTTATCTTGTTGGGGACGTTATTAAAAAACTTTCACAGATTGATGGTGTTTTAAATATTAACTATATTAAGGTATTTAACAAAGTTGGCGGAGATTATTCATCAAGTAGACTTGACGATTCACTCTACATAAATGTTAACACAGGTGAAATTGATATAACTGGTGGGGTTATTCGTGTAAATGCGGATCAAATTTTACAATTAAGAACACCAGAAAAAGATATTGTGGTTATACCAACCACACAAAACACATTGTTAGGCGTTTAATATGGATAGAAACATAAGGATTCCAGTAGATTTTTCTAGGGATGATAAAGTAATACAATTTAATTTAGAGCAAGAGTTTGATAATCTTGAAATCCTTAGTTTAAAGATAACCAATTCCGATGCTTACACTAGACAATGCTCAAATTTTGGTGTTATTGTTGGAAGGGTTATGTTAAATAGCGGATTTGGTGTTCAAAACGCAAAAGTTAGTATTTTTATCCCTTTAAAAGATGAAGATAAAGATAGACCAGAAATATTGGAATTATATCCGTTTGAAACGGTAAATGACACTTACCCAAATGGTGTTAGATATAACCTTTTCCCTAGGGTTAAAAACGAAAGAAATCCAAGTCACAAAGCAATCGGTAATTTTCCACACGAAAGTGACTTCACAAATTACCCGCAGTATCTCGAGGTAATGGAAAAGTATTACAAATACACAACTACAACAAATGAATCGGGTGACTTTATGATATTTGGCGTCCCAACTGGGCAACATGATATCATTATGGATTTTGATGTCTTTGATACAAAATCTTTTGAATTAACAGCAAATGATTTGGTTGAACAAATATCTTTAAATAACAACATTGAGGAATTAAGATCATTATTACTTAGTAATTCCATTGACGCCCAAGAGCAAACAATTAATAGGAACAAAGTGCCTAATTTTATTTACTTGGGTAATAATAACTTTGAGGTCGAAGTAAAAACAAATATTGATGAAATGCCTAATATATTTCATCAGGTTAAACAAATAACCGTATCACCATTTTGGGGCGATGAGGATCAATGTGATGTGGGTATAACTAGGTGTGATTTTAAAATAAATTTTAAATACACACCAACCGCTGTATTTTTTGGGTATATACATGCACCAAGTGGTGGTTTTACGATAAATCCAGATTACAATTATAATATCACAACAAGAAGACCAGAGATTCACGCAAACGATGCTTCACTTAATTACGCAACTGGTGATATATATCCATATCAAAAAATGGAAATAGTTGTTTATCGATTAGACGATAAACTAAATCAAGGTTCTAGAAAAAGACTTGGCGTATTTACTGGTTCATACTACAATGGGGTATTCAGATTATCATTACCTATGTATACGGATTACTATATCACAAATGAATTTGGTGATTTAGTTCCGACAAACGATACAACGAATGGAATACCAACAAAAGCATATTACGCCTTTGAGATATATGACACCGATGATAGATGGACAGGCAGAAGACTACCGTGGGGTGGATTTGCAAACCAAATATTACCAGGTATTAGAATACCATCCACGATTAATGGAGATGTTTGGCTTGGTGGTTGGGAAGGTACTTGGGGTGGTTTATTTGAATATGACATATTAAACAGACGCAGAAAGTTTTATACGGTAAAAACAATACACAAAAAACATTCTTTATCAAATGCGTTAATACCTGGTAATTTTATTGGGTATTTTCCACAGTATAACCCAAATAAATCATCGGTTTTTTGGAATTTTCCTTTACATTTTAATACAGTGGCAAACATAGACGAACCTACGATTATTGGATCGATCTTAATACCGAGATTTTATACTACTTATGAGGATAATTCCTTAAAGAGAGCGCATAAATTTTTAATTGAACCTTGGAAAGATAAAACTGACACATATAACGAATGGGTTGGTGATTGGGAAATGTATTTGGGTCTAGGTGTTAAGAAAGATGGTGGTGTAAACTCAGGGTCGGTGTACTCAGAATTATTTAATGCCGATGATTTTATCAACAACGGTAATAATATTTTTGGTGACAATAATACTTGGAATTTTGGTGATAATACAACTACCGTATTTAATGCTAGTTTATATGCAACAGAATTAGCCAAGAAAAAGGGTTCAAATGCAAATGGATCTTCAGTACATAAAGCCTATAATCAAGTTGCGGATGAATATCAAACATACGGTGTTTTTGTTAATTCTGTGGAATATAATGGTAAAGAACCGATTTTAGAGGTTTTTATCGATGATATAACTGACGATTTACCAGATTTAATAAACGACCAGGTTTATTCTTCATATAGAAAAGGAGATGCTTCAATTATCAGATCGCAAATAACACAAACCACCTCAGTTAGAAGTGTTAGTTTAGATTCTTCTGAAATTTTTGTTGAGCGTCCAGAAGAAACAATAACAACAACTAATTCAGAAAGTGCCACATCAAACAATAGTTATAAAGGGAAATATTACTATTTTGGTTTATGGAAAGGTGCTAATGCGTTGTACGATATTGAAAAAAATTATTTTGTAAAATGAGTGATATTGTAGAAATATTAGGTGAAAAAAAGTTTATTGGGTCTAAAAGAAAAGAACTAAAAACTAGAGTTGTGTTTGAAGAGAATAAAAAAATTCAATACGAGCACAATTTGTTTTATGATATATCACAACAAACTCAATATATTACCGAAAAAAACGAATCTAATAAATTTAGAATATATGGTAAAATAAACCCAATTATTAATTTAAATGTACATCAAAAATTAACAAACAATACCGATCGTTTAATTGAAATTGATAATAATTTATTTGATATGAATTTAAATAATTGGACAATTGTGGTATTAAAATCAAAAAGATTTGAATCAAAGGTGGACGTCAATGGGATTCAACAGTATATTAAAGGTGTTAAAAAACTAGAAAAAAGTTCAAACAACACTACCATCATTGACTTAGATTTTAGATTAGGTTTACCAGCTAGACAGTATAATTCTTCAATTAACTCAGATAATTTTTGCATGTTTTTGCCCCTTGGCCATAATTTTGAAATCGGCGATAAATTAAAAGTTGAAACTTTAGATGATGATTTACTAGACTCTAAAATATATGACGTTGTTGATGTTAGACCAAATATGGTTTATATAAACACAAAACCAGTTAAACGTTCTTTCAAAAAACAAATCGTACAGGCCAAAGAAGCTTCGACAAAAAAAATAGATGATTTTACTAACGTTAAAGTAAATAACACAGAAGTTGCAAATAATGATGCAAAACAAAGAATTAAAAATTTGGTTTTTAAACCATCAGAAATTCCAGGTATAATTAACACCCCAAGACCAAGGATACAGAGTTTAATAAGACCAGAATTTTATGTCTCAAAAATAATTGAAAAAGAACAGTTAGAATATTATGTAAAAGGCTTGGAAATTATTGCTATTGTGGATCAATTAGACGACTGCGCCTTTTCAATTAATAATTATAACCAGCAAATAAAAAATTTTTTCTTAAATGGCGATTTAAATATAACTGGGCTACGAAATAATTTAAACGAACCCCTTTCTGATTTATACATTGGTATTATTAAAAACTCAGCGCCAGCTGAAAACACAATTAGCAATGTTGAGTCTCATTTTTCAAATTATATTGAAAATGTTGGCGATGGATTTGGATTGGAACTTATATCTGATAATACTAAAGGCTTTAATTCAAAACCAAAAATTGGTGATATTTTATTACACTCAATTTGTGAACACACGACTGAAAATTTAACTGAAAATGAAATTTCATACATTAGCCATAGATTCATATATAAAAATGTATTATTCAACTACAAACCTTTTACAAAAATTAATATAAAATTAAAATCACCGTATATCGAAGACGGTGAAAATGTTAGGAATAAACCAGATTATGCTATTTATAGCAGAGAAAGGGAAAAATATATTTGGCGAGATGTATTTGATATAGGAATAACTGATGAAAATGGTAATGTTATAGATTTTCCTTTCATGAACGGATCTTTTTATACTTTTTGTGATATTAACTTTTTTTTAACACCTGAAGTTAGATCGGTTAGAAAATATACACTAAATGTAAACGATGTAACATCAGCAGCTGGTAATCAATTTATTAACGAGTTTGATGATGCGTTTAGAAATGTAGATTTAAGTGAAACAAACGACCCAAATGACCCCAATGGAATAAAACCATTTAATCAGTATAGAGACGAAAAATGTTAAAAACAAAAACACCAAACGAAGATATAATTTTACAAACTAATATTGTAAATGAAGACTATTCGTCTGACAGGGATTTTTATAACCAAAATTTATTAAATTTTACAAAAAATACCGTTATTAATGATATCAGTGATACTGAAATTTACGAGTATAAACCAGATAATATTAATGAAATAAATTTTAATATTTTCTTTTTACATTATGTTCAAGACAATGAACTATCTGATTTAAAAAAATATATTGAATCTGATTTTAATAAACAGTATAATATCACAAAAGCAAAATTCGGATTAACTGATATTAACGGGGTTGAAATAACTAAAGGATTCAATAACGTCTACGAAACCAGACAAGCTAATGGACTAAGAGAAGAGGCTGTTTTAAGTGAAAAAACTTTAACTAGGTTTGAAGAATTGAAACAAAAACCATATGTTGTTAGAGATTTTATTGGTGAGAGCACATTAAAAAAGCCAATTAAATCTGGTATACCTATTTTTTATAATTCATTCACGTTACCATTTTGGCAATCAAAAGATAAATGGGTAAACGAGCCATTACTTTTTTCAAACAAACCGTATTTTTATAACTCATTTTTGTTAATGGAAATTTATGATTCAACATCTGCTGTGTCTCAAAATAGAATACAATCAGTGCCAATTTTTATTAATGATAGGTATAATATTACGGAAAAAAATGAATCAAAAAACTTTCATTATGAAAGACCTTGTTTTAAATTAAATGAAGGTGTTGATGGGTTTTCATTTTTCTTTTTAAGAGATTATATAACAAATGAATTTTACGTTAAATATTCTTTTTGGGATGCATTAAATGGTAAAAAAATATCCCTATTACCATCATCAAATTTAGATGTTAATAAAAAATGGTTACAAGATCCAGATAACTTTAGTCAAAATAATCGCTATTTGAAATATGTTTTAGATTATCAAAATAAAACTTACAAAATATACGAATATAATCCAATAACAAAAGAGTATGATAGCGAGCGAAGTAATTTTGATTTGTATCAGTTAGAGTTTGACACTTACTATAAAAATAAAGTGGTACCAAATGAAAAACCTAAAAATTCAAAATTAATTTTAACCACGCAAGAAATTTCTAATCCTTTAAATTTTACAATAAAAAATTTATATACATCTAATTTTGTTAATAGCGCAAGTAGTTTACCAATCTTAACAGATGGTGAAATAAATAATTACCAAACATTCCTTAATAATAAAACAAAAAATTTTTTAAAGCAATTTAATGGTTATATAAATAATTTAACTTCAGAAGTTTTTGGTGAGTTAAATGAAAAAAATGTATACATTCCAGTTGTAAATAGAAATGTTAAAGCATATCAAATACCAATCAAATCTTTTATTTTTAAAAATGTTGATACAAAAACTTGGACTATTAGAAGTATGGAATTTAAAGACATAACGGTAAATCTTAATAGTTTAGTTTTAAAAAATACTGTTTACAACCAAAGACAAAGTTTATGGAATGAAAACCCAAGTTATAGGGTTAGTGAGGCTATAACGATAGTACATGGCTCACAATCAAACATAGGTTCAGGTACTGATGCTGGAAAATTTACTGAAAATGTGTTAAGAAAATATTTGGAAAATCCACTTATTTTTAAAGTTCTCTTAAATCAAATAGAAAGTGAAAGGTATAATATAAACTATTATCAATATGATGAGTCGTATAGGGAGCAATCAATAGTTAATTTTTTGTCAAAATGTTTTACAAAATTAGGTGTTGTGTTTCGTGTAACGTCTTCACATAATTATGATTATACGGGGCTAGCTGTGGATTTAAGAGGTCAGGTCGATCAAAATCATAGTGAAATATATTATTATATAGATAAATTAACTCAAAAATATGAGTCTATGAAAAGCATAAATAGGGCTATATTTGATGATATTAGAGACACAGCGCTTGGGTTATTAATTGCATATAATACTAATCAATCGGATTTATTTTCAATTGTTGACGGTGTTGTCGATGCTGTAAATGATATTTTAAATCCAAAAGACAACCCAGAATTAATTGAGCAATTTTTGATTTTAACCGCTCAAAAAAATATTAACCAAACAGATAAAGATATTTTAATAAACAAATTAACTTTAGAAAAAGCGGTAATCAATTTAGATGCTAATCCAACGGATTTAAGGTATGAAATAAGAGATTACGCCCTGACAACATATGCTGTACAAAACGGTGATAAATTTATCATACCTAATGAAAGTAATAAGATAGATGTTTATTTTAACATTGGGGAAAAATTAAAATTTTTAGCATCAAATATTTCACAATTTGTCATAAATGGTAAATTAAGAATATCTATTATTAATAGTGATGGTGATATAAAAAACATTGTAGTACCAATTAAATCGACCATAACAGCTAAAAAACCGTCAGACGCCGCTTCAAAAAATAAACTACCAAAATACACCGCACCCAAAAAACCAAGTGGTGGTGGCGTGGCGGAATTAGATGAAATGCTATGAAACAAGTATTAATTTCAGAAATTTTTGATAATAATATAGTTATTAACTTAGAAAGCAACACTGTTGTGCCTGGTTCTTATATAAATGCAGAATACAACGTGCCCGATGATTATAAATTACAACAACTTGAACAAATAGCGAATAAAGTTGACCCATTTATCACCACAAAAAATGTAACACCATACGTAACAAATACAAAAATAATATCAACATACGATGATGTTACGAATCATTTTACACCGTCACCAAACAAATATTTTGTTACTGGTTTTACAGAAAGCAAATCAAACCTAATAACAAAATATTTTAAAAAAATTAATTTTATAAAATCAGCTGAATCATTAAAACCCTTAAAAAAATTAAATTTTAAAAAAATTGTTGGAGATGATGGAAATGCTCCGATTGAGGTTGAAGAAACTTTTGATGGTAATCATAATATAAGAAACCGTGTTAAATTAAACATCCCAGGTTTGGATATTGTGGCTATGATTTTGACTGAAAATAATAGTGGTTTAATTGAATATGTTTTGTATTTAGATACGGAAAATCCTATAAAATACATTGATTTAGGAAATGGATTTGCTAGATTTATATATATGAGATCTCATTACGAGGAAACTCAAACAGCAAACATGGTAATTTATGATGGTATAGTTGAGGAACCAAAAATAATATCCGAAGTATTTATTGATAGGGGTTTAAACGGCGCATTTGAACGTGTTAAAAAACTTAAAAATGTTAAAGATATGAACGAATTAACTAAAACTGGACTAGGATACTATAAAATAAACACAAAAGGATATAATTTTAAAACAACATAAAAAATGGCAATCGGATTATACGGTGTAAAAAGACCTGCGGATGTCGATCCAACAGACATTGAGGTTATTGTAATATACACTAAAAATAGGAATGCGACTGAAGCTCAAACCGTAACAAAATTATTTGGTTCACAGGTAATTAGACCAATGATGTCTAGTAGCGCACTTGGTGGTACTGATGTTGAATTACTCGGTGGTTTGTATAATTTAACTTTACCTAGAGATGTTTTTGGGCAAAAAGGTTTTTATACAATTTATTTAAGACCAGCCCAGATTAGGGTTAAAATTGAGGATTGCGCTGAGTTAGCCACATATCCAGATGTTAAAGGTTTAATTTTCAACATAGACCAAGCCCCAGTTGATTTCAGTAATAAATTCACCAACAATGGTTTAGATGGGTACAGGGTTGAGTATTTGAATAACGATGGGACAAAAATACCAAATCTTTACAGAATTATAACTTCGTCATTTATTTCAGAACCAGTACAAATTAATACCCCTAATTCATCACAAAAAACTATTAAATATATCTATAATAATATAGGTAATTTATTATTTTGTACGGTTACACCTAACGCCGCCCCCAGTTTTAAACCAACTTCAGCGCCGTTTATTGGTAGAAAAGATCAAAATGTGATATTAACAAATACCAGCTTTTCACCACAAATGATTGAATTAGAAATGGTTAATTATGATGTCGAAAGTCTAGCAATTGGATTATTCGCTGATCAGACAAAATCCATGGACGATGGCATCTATACAATTTACGATTTTGATGGTAACATATATGCTCAGTATGATTTATATGAAATTAGAGATAACGTTAATAAAAAACTTTATGAAGTTAGACGAAAAAGAACAACCGTTGATACGACAAAATCTTTAAATAACATAGTGAGAAATGGCTGATCTTAGTTTTACAACGAATAATCAGATAATTAGGGATCTGTACGATACACCACAAGAAGCAATTGATGCGTCAAAAGCACTTGGTTGTGACGGATATCGCACTTATATCATAAATGGTGACGTTAAATATGTACCATGCTCATCTTTTGTACAATATGAAAGAGCCTTGAGATATAGGACAATACAAGGTAAAATAGGTGCTTTTGGTAGCGATACTTTTGGCAGTAAATTAGTTGGTTTACAATTTGCGAACGCCAAAGACGAAATACAAGGTGATCCTTTTTTTACCCTAGGTAACTTTTCAATTCAAAAAAGCGTACAACAAGGGGCGCAGGCGTCACAATTACAAATTCAAGTAAATGAGGCCGCACAAAACGATGCTGTAAAAAGTTTTACAGTTGAAAGTATAGCACAAAGAAATCTACCCTATTTTGAGGGTAAAGAATACGTGGAAGCTTTAAAACAAAAAGTAACCGAAAACTTAACGGTAAAAGTTTTATTTGACAGAAGAAAATTAGATAATTATGTTTTATTTTCATCTTTAAAAGAAAGATTAAAAAACGTTATAATTGAAATATACAATAATTTTCCAGGAGCAATAAAAGCCGAACCAATATCTATAACAACACCATCTGTTTCTAATTATGCAACATACCCACTTGAAAATAGATCTTCTTTTAAAGTAAATCTTTATGGATTATTTAACCCATATGGTATTGAATATAATAGTTCTGGAAGTACTTTGGATAATAGTGAAACTATAACAAAATACAGAAATTTTACTAAAACACATAAAGAATATGTTTTATATTACAACGGTGTTGAGTATCCCATAATTTCCGCGCAATTTCCACAAAACAATAATGATGACGCGACTGGTATTCGATTAACCGTAGATGGTAATCCATTTGGAGATATTGTTGATGTAAACAATGTTGTTAACGTAAGATTTTATATAAAACCTAAAAGTAAAGTATACAATGATTTTTTTAATAATTTATCAGATTTAGCTTCGTTTCTTTTAAATAAAGATCCAAATACTGGTGAATATATTAGTGAGTTCGTTTATCCATCAGAGGATGACAGTGGGCAAGTTCGAACTGTTAAAGAAACTTTAATTTTCCCAATGTACGATGATTTTAACATCGATATGTTTAGTAGTAAATTTGATGACTACACAACGACTTTAAATGATTTTGCTGATTCGTATGATAGTATTAAAACAAATTTAATCTCAAGATTTTTAACAACCGACTCCTTAAAAGAATTTGATACTAGCGATCGTAAAGCCAATTTATTATTTCAATTATACGGTAAAACGTTTGACGATATTAAAAGATATATTGATGGCATAACTTTTATGCGAAATGTTAGTTATGATAAAATCGAAAACGTTCCAGATCTTTTAATTAAAAACTACGCAACAATGCTTGGTTTTAATACATTTGAAATTGAAGATGAAAATACTTTAATCGATTCTTTATTTTCAACTGAACTTGATGATGTTGAAAAAGGCACAACACCAGCGGAAATTGACATTGAATTATGGAGAAGAATCTTAATTAACTCATTTTATCTATACAAATCAAAAGGTACCAGAAAATCTATCGAGTTTATTTTGAGACTGGTGGGTTTACCTGATGAAATATTTGAGTTAAACGAGTATATTTATTTGGCCGAAAGACCTTTAAACACACCAGATGTTTTAAATAAAATTTATGGCCAGACAATTATTGACGATCCAGAAATTTTATTACAAAGAGTACCTTTTGATTCAAAAGGTTTTCCAACCGTACCAACAAACGTTAGATATCAAGAAGACGGGGGCTATATCACAGAAGATAAGTCTAATATTGGTAGATTCGATTTTGGCCAAAGATATGTTAATCAGTATAAAAAATATGAAAACGTTTTTCTTTTCGATGTATATAGAACAATCGATAACGTAAAAAGTTGGGTATACAACGAATTACCAACAACCTATTACAAAGACGATAGAAATGGTTTTACTGAGTACGAATCAAATGACATTAGATTATCAATTAATTCTAAAGAACTTGAGGTTTATTTATCATCAAATCGAATATTTGATATTCCTGTTTACAGGCAATACGCTAGAAATATAGGGATTGTCAATTCCGATTTGAATATATTAAATAAATTTGACTCAACAAATTTAACATTTAATCAATTTATTAAAAAATCGTTAGACACGTTTATAAATCCAAAAAATAGAAAAACGATTAAAACATATCCAACTTTATCAAAGATTTATTTTGATTATTTAAAAACAACAACCACGCCAATTGATAGCATGAGAAGTTTAGAGTTTTTAAATAAATTTGATTCTTCTTGGGTTAAATTAATACAGCAATTTGTTCCAGCAACATCCGTTGTTAATGCTGGTAAAAAAATACAAAATTCAACTTTTTTAGATAATAAATTTGCATATAAACATGGTTTAAATAATGATGTATCTTGGTTAGGTACAGATGGTTCCGAATTTCAACAAAAAGCACTTAAACCTGTTTATCTTGGCACGACAAATGTTACAGAAAATGTCGGAAAACTTGGGGCCAAAATTGACGGTGAACCAATAACGTTTAATATTTCTGGTAAACCAGGCACCAAAATAACTGGAACAGACCCAACTATTAATGAATATTTTGGTGTTCACTATACGATGTTTGAGTATTGCGATGAAAGTGAGGGTAGTTTCCATATTTGGCAAAGCGGTATTGACTACGGGGATGATAGCTTATTTAATGGTAATATAAATCAATCTGGCTATGCGTCATCAACTCAAAGATATGGTGTTTTTGTTGTATACAATAGTAAGTTATATAGATTGAATACTAGGTACATGTTTAATGATACGGGTTCAATTCCCGACATACATACGGCTGGAACTGGGTCAACAATTGAAAGTAGATACCCGCCCAATAAAGCAACAGTAACAAACGCATCTGGTGATACCAGAATGATATGGGAACACATACCAATTGATGTTGATTCTAGAACTATAACGTTTGCGGATACCTTGTCTTTAGATGTTAGATCAATTGAAAGATCATATTATATGAACTCAATTGGACGTGGTTTAGCCTATTTGGGTATTCGGGTTAATTTTGATTGCCCGCCACCAAGGCCACATGTCTGTTACTATGATTTTACTGGTAGGACAATTACACCAGCTTTAGTACATAATACATTTAGGACTTATAATGATGAAGAAGGTATCACACAAACTATTAAACAACCTAGGTTTTATGGTTATAGTATGAACCACACCCCATTAAGACCATCAGGATTAATTTATGGTGAAATATCAAAGTGGGCCACCCCATATGAAAAAAGATTTTCGTGGGCAACTGGATTTACATATTATAAGGGAGAAATTATCGCAAACATACATCCAACAAATAAAGAAAATTTGGTTGTTGGTAGTAAAATATATTTAGTTACTGGGGATACATTTGAGGCAACGGGTACAACATATCCAATTACAACCCCAACTGGTTTAAAACACATAGCAACAGCAAATTCAGCGTCTTTTGTGAGTCCTGGAACTACTGGCGTGACCGTTAATTTATCAACAATTTCAACTGGAACCACTGGTGGTATGTATGAAAGATATCAGGATAGAACAAAAACGGATCCTTTTATGCATATTGATCCAGCTTATATTTCAAAAATTAAACTAGATCCAAGTAGAGCTTCATATTCTGTAAATCTAACAAAATCACTTAATTTGGGCCACATATTTAGTGGGGCAACGCCACAAACAACATATAAAGTAAAGGATAATATTATAAACGGTGAGTTATTTATATCAGATTCTGTGACTGTAAACTTTGAGGGTTTTTATGGGTTAGACCAAACAAAAATAGGCCCATTTTATACTTTAAATGATGATGGGGCGTTCATTCACACTTTAGAAAATAGTATTCTTTTACAGCCAAATTCAAACAACTATATATCAATTCAATCTTTAAATGAAAATTTTACAACAATTGGTGATGAGTTAAGTTTGGTAAACACAACACCAGGGCATTATTTAGTTGCAAAAAATAGTTATTTAAGTTTTAAATTTGATTTATATTTCGAATCTATTGAAAATATAAATCAAACCATAAACATTAAATTGATAAATTCTTTAGGTTTTATTTATGATACCCAGTCATTTACATTTAATGGATCTGACGATGCAAACTTAAGACAATATGTTTTTGAATATACTGGATTTTTTAATTCTGGTGAAAAAATTTATTTAGTCATTGAACCAATAGATTTAGCTTGCACATTATCTAGATATGAAGAAATAGATTATATTCATGAAGAGGTCGATGAGGCTTCTTTTAATCAATTAAATGACCCTAGATTTAGAGTGTTATTAAATTCTGGATTTTCGGCCAGAGGTGAGTACTTAGATGGTTTATCGATTAAACCAATTTATAATTTATCAAATTTAGATACCAACAATTTAATACTTAGATTAACAGAAAAAAAATATGTTAATGTTCCTTTTTTAAATATTGAGCATTCGATCGATCCTAATTATTATTACAATAAATTATTTTTATCTTATTTTGAAACCAATTCTCAAAATAACATTGTTTTTGACTCGAGTGAATACGATAAAAAGATAAATTTTGATAAGGTTAATTTCACCTTTACTATTAGAAGTAAAAGTGATAATTTTTCAACAACAGGCCTTGTTTCTGTTTCTGGCGGTAAAAACATAGGTGTAAAAACCGCAACTATCGAACACGAATTAAATTTTAGTGATTATTATTTGGGTAATTCTGTTAGACAAACTGATAATAATGATGTCACAAATGCGATAACAATCGGTAAAAATGTAAGAATTAGGCAAAACACGCATAACAGAGAATTTACTTACTCACCAAAGTATAGTTTTTACAACAATGTTGAACTTGGTACGGCAACCAAAGATACTCTAGGTAGCTTTAAAGGTTATGATTTAGGATTAAATGATTATACTCTGTTTAATTATGGAAACCCTATAATTAGTGAAATTAAAAACAAAAAAAGGTACTCTTTTAATTCATTAGGTACGTCATCATATAGCTTATACAAATTAGAGAATGATGTGTATAACACTGAAATTTATAAAAAAATACTTGATGTCGTACCAGAATTTAATGCCCAAATAGTTAACTATGAATTAAATGATATTGTAAAAGTTAATATTGATGACTATAAAATTGTGGTGGATAGCCCAACGGGTCAAACTGTACAAACAAATTCGGTTTATAGGTTATATGTGTGTGTTAACGATATTAACATTGATCATTGCTATAAATTAGAAGATACGTCAGCTTCGACACTCGTCCAAGGTGAAATACACGAAATTTATAGACCAAGGGGGTCGAGATCATGTTTTATTGAAATTGAAAAATATAACCCAACTAATTTCACACCATGGGGTTATGAACACTCACCGTTACTAACAACAAGTAACCCAAATGTTTCGGATTATATTAATAAAAATTTTATAAGCTATGACCCAACGGTTGTAAGTGAATATAATTTTGGGGATATAATTTTAGGTTCATATCCAAATCCTGGGGGTAGTGACGAATTTTTTAGGTTCATATATCAAAAGCCGCTAAAATGGGATTCAACTAAAAAGTATTTTAAAGGTGATTTTGTTTTGTCTGGAGTTACCGATGAAACAGTATTAGCCCCAACCGTGTATAGATTTTTTGTGGCAAAAAAAGACCATACAAATGCCGCGCCATATCTTGCGACAAGTGGGTCAACTGGTACAACCGAATGGAGGCGTATAACTAGCGTTAACGATTTATTTGATCACAAATCACTTGGTGGTTTAACCAACTGGGTCGAATCTGTTGGTGGATCTTGGTTTCCGTTAGATGGGTATGTTGCGATACCAACAACGGCAGCAAGATTACCTAAAACACTACCTGTGAGTGAATTTGGTATACCATTTATATCAACTGGTACAACTGTTTCTGGTGTAACATTTGGTGGTAGATGGAACAATGTTCTAATAAATGGTTATTGTTTTATGGATGATTCATACGTGTCCTATAACGAATACGATGTAAATATTAATAAAAAAATATTAAGATCATATTTTAGTTCATTTTCTGGTCGTTATTACGGGCCAGACGCATACGTTCCATATTATCTACCGTATTCGGCATATAATTCTGGGACGCTATACGCACCAGGTGCCATTATAAAACATAATGATTTAACTTATAGAAAAATAAGTACAGCCGCAGCTGGCACACCGCCAGTTGTTGGGGTTGACTGGGAAGTTTATTATCCAGCACTTTTAGAATCAAATACTTATTACGAAACCGATAATTATAAGGATTATTTTAATCAGACCAGATTAAATAAAACAAATATAAAACTAAGACCATCATTTCCGTTAAATTCGTTTAATTATCTTACTTATTATCATCCATTTTTAACGGATTCATCTTCAATTTATCCATTGTTTGAAAGAATTGGTAGATATACTGAAAAAAATAACCCAACGTTGTTTATTGCGGATGAAACAACTGGTATAACTTATGATAACACATCAAAATACATAGGTTACAAATATACAGTTAATAGAGGTGTTTTATATAAGTTTATTGGGGGTTCCCCATTGGGTACTTATCCAGCTCAACCTTTTGAAGATACTACTAATTGGTCTGAGTCTGATTTTTGTTTGGTAAATAATTTTAAATTTTTTAAAGATAGAACACGAGTTACTGTATTTGAATCAAAGATAGAAAGTTTAACTAATTCAGTTAAAAAATCACTTCATTTTTTTAGAGATAATCTTACGTTAAAAAGTGGATTTACCAGTAGGTCATTTAGTGGATCCACAATTAATAATAAACTAATATCTGGTTTAAATAAATTTTATGATGCGACCGACCCAAATAGAATTTCTGCTAACACAACAGGTTTAGTTGATTTTAGGGTTATTGGTAATGACGTTATAATGGATTATTTTCCGCAAAAAGATGAAGTTGGTTACCCATTAACGGGCGAGTTTATAGGAAAATTAAAAATTTCAAACCCATGTGGGAAAACAGCTACAACAATATTTGGTGTTTTATTTGATACTGATATTGATAAATTAGATAGACAACAAGGTTTAACTCAAACTGCGAATTTTACACCAGAAGATATTGAAATATTACCTTATACTGTAAGAGTTGTTGTTACACAAAATGGACAAGCTAATGCCACATTAACTATTAAACAAACTGATAATACGTTAGCACAAAAAATCACGTCTACAAGCGTAACTAAAAACACTGTATTTGATACTAAGTATGATGTTATACCAGAAACAAACTTTGAGGTTGAAATAACATACACGACTCAAAGAAAACAAACAAAATTTGGCTCTGCTTTTGTTGATGCAACACCATTATTTGTTAATAATCAAGTGATAAATACAAATACAGTTCAGACAACATTTGTTCAAACAGCTAATTTAGAAACTAGAGTAATCACGTTGAAAAATGTGACCGCTAATAGAACAATATTTATTAATCTTAATGGTATTGTTTCAGTAACTGATGTTAAAACTGATGTTGCAGATGCGACCGCAATTTTTAACGTAAAAGCGATTAATATTAATACAGCAACACTATAAAATTAAAATAAATCTATTTATTGTAAAATAGTAAATGAGTTACATTATAAAAAAAACCGACCCTTTAGTAAATTTAAAACTAACCGACACGGGTAGAAAAAACTTATCATCTGGAGGTTTAAATTTTTCGACATTTGCACTTGGTGATGGCGAAATGGATTATAGTTCGGATAATCCAGTTTTAATAAATGTTTTACGTCCTGTTGATAGGCAACACGATATACAATATCAGGTACCATATGAGGGTACGGTTTATCAACAACCCATATCACTTTTAACTTCAGTGCAAAACGAAGTTTATACCGCCGCAAAAGAAAGGGGGTTTTTTAATTTTAATTTAAATTCTGGTGTTACAGAATTAGATACATCTCTTTGGTTAATAGGTAATTTAACAGGCTCAACACATACAACGGCGACAGAAATTGTTTTATACGACACATCTAGGACGGTTGTTAATTCTTATAGAGAAAGCATAAATAAAGGTGATTTTTTATTTATTAAATTTAAAACAAGTGGTTACACTAATTCATATGTTTCAAACGAATTAACAGAAGAAATTACGAGCTACCCAGTACCATATTTAATGTACATTATACAAAGTATAAATGGAAATGGAATTTTTGATATAAGCGGTTTAACAACTGGAAGTACAACTGGTTTTACAACTGGATTTACCACAGGTGTTACATTTGAGTTAGATAGGGAATTACCAAACTTTAATTCGTATTTGGCTGACGCATTTATTTATCCAGGTAAAAATACAATAAAAGATTATTATGACAACGAAACTCCAATTGCGTATTGGAGTGGAGGTTTACTTGACTTTACCTCAAACTGTACATTATCAAATGACGATGTTCCAGTTTGGAATATGAATATATTAACAATTGAAGATGTTATTGGATTAGATAGTACAACCTATAAAGGAAAATATACCGCCGAATCTAGAAATTATTGGGGCACCGCAATTAATTATGATTATTTTTTAGAAAATAATTTAATAGATAAAGTTGGTGTTATACACTATACAAACAACTCGGTTAGTAATTATTACGCCGAAGGTTTTTATAAAAATACATTAAAATTAAAAATACCGCACATAATGTGGCATAAACAACAATTTGGCGGTGTTAGTTTAGCAGATTCAATTGGCTATACGTTTTTATGTGACTCTGTACTAAAAACAATGGGTACAAATAATACCATTAGATATTATGATTTGGTGGATCAAGAAACAATTAAAACTGTTGTTGGTAAAGTTTTAATTGATCAAAAAATAATAATAATTGAGGATCAAGAGTTATTAACTGTAATGTCATACAAAGCAAATAGAAATTGGACATTACCAACACCAAAATTAACTTTAACCGAACCTGGTGTTTGCCCTGGATCTAATTTAACAGGTTGTTTATTAAACAATGAGGCTTTACATATTACTTATTTATTTACTGATAGTGATGGATTAACTGGGTTACATTGTGAAAACTATTCAACCGTAAACAATAATAGCGGTACTGTTAAAGACGTAATATTCGAGTTTCCAAAAAACTCAAGCGACCCTAATTATAGCGAATTTGGGTTTTTGATGGATTTTAATGATACTGAAGGTTATGGTTATAGAGCGGGATCTATTTTACTTTTGTGGCAAAAAACCCCAGTAAATGGTAAACCAAACCCAGCAGATTGGAATTATTTAAATGTTAATAATTTTATTGGTGGTACTGGATGTTTAAGTAATATTACATCACTTTGTGATAATTTTGAATTAAAAAATGAAACGGCAATATACCCAACATCATTTGTCACAAATCAATATACGTTAGCTGAACAAGAAATTGGTGATGTTATAGTTTCACAAAATGGTTTAATTTTAAAACAAGCTTCATCATTCGCCAATTTAGGTACAGATGGTGATTATTGGAAATATCCATTAAATGTACTTAGCGGCCCAAATAACACATCTGTTATTCAATTTACATCGGGTATTTTAACTTCTGGTGATGTAATGCAGTTTCATTATTTAATAGGTGAAACAAATACATCCTCAACTATAAGACAAGACATAACAGTACCCATCGGTGGGGTGCCAATTGGTAATGATTTTAATGACGGTATTTATTTAATTGGATCAACTGTATGTTTAACTTTAAATAAACAACCAAATAATAATGTTGTTTATTTATTTTATAATGGTCAATTAATTAGTGCAAATAACTATGGGGTTATACCAACTGGTACGACCGCAACAAGACGAGTTGAATTAACTTTTACCCCATCGGATGGATCAATATTATCATTATTTTATTTAGATAATGCTGGTGCTGGTAATAACCCAATTAGCAATGCACTAACGGCAGCTAACATACAAAATTTAAGAGTTAATTTAGATAAAAGTTTATTAGATGTTAGTGAGGGTACAACATATGATATAAATGACTTTATTTCTTTACCATCAGTTAGTAATATTACTGGGCATACATTTGGTGATGAAACTTTCTTTTTTGGAAATATAGAAACTGATATAAAAGCAACGATTTACAAAAGCCTAATAACTTGTAATATTTTACCAAACAAATATATAAACACCTCAAATCCAACTTTTAACCCAGAACAAGATAAAGTTGCATTTACTGAAATGGCTGTTTATGATTCGGACGGTGATTTAGTCGCAATCGGTAAATTTAGTCAGCCGCTAACAAGAAAATATAACTCAGATGTATTAATAATACAAGCGACAATAGATTTTTAAAATGGGATTTATATACGACAATACAAACACTTTTGAGGTTTACCTAACTGATTTAGGTAAAGAAAAATTTTTTGACGGAGGGTTCAAAGATTCCATAGCATATTTCTCTTTAGTGGATTCTGATGCTAATTATCAAATTTTTGATCCTTCACAAAATGAGGTTTTAACTTGGGTTACGGGGACAACTTATAGTGTTGGAAGTATTGTTAAATATTCTGGTAATTTTTATAAAAAAGTTTCGATTAACCCTTCATCGCCATCAACCGAATACGTTCCAACAAATAGCGCTTATTGGGATAAAATAAGGGTATTTAATTCAACAAATATATCATTACAGCCAATACCAACAATAAACCACGTAAGTGGTTACAAAACATCTTTGGCAAACGGTTCATCACAAAATGATGATTATATAAATGACGTTTTTGTTCAAGTGCCACTTAGGGGTAAAAAAGTAGATAATTTAATTTATAAAAGAGCTTTATTTGGAATTAAAACAACAACCCAAAAAGAATATTTAATGTATGAACCTGATTTAACATCAAATCAAACACTTGAAATATTAACCTATATTAATAATGAGTAAACAATTCAACATAAAAGGTATTAACGGTTTATATTTGACTTATAAACCAAATGTTACTTTAACAACCGTTAATTACACGTCACAATTATTGTTTGATAATGATTTTTTCCCAGCTAATAAAGCGGAATCAAATTTATTTGATTTAAAAAATGTTAGATACCAGGAACCCACTAGTATTATCGGTTCAAATTCTTTACAAAAATCAAATTCAATTTACAAATACTCAGAATTTTCAATTAAAGATGGTTTAATAGCAAATAAAATGTATTACAATAGGTTTACATTTTATTTTAGATTTTACGGCTCAACATTAAGTGGTTATACATTACCAGGTATAAATGCGACAAACACTAAAAAAATTTTAGATAGATTACGTGTTAAATTATATGTGACTATTGGTGGAAATATGATACCAATGGAACTTTCTAATTTGGAAAAATACTCTGGAGGTAACTGGGTTGCTGTTACAGGCGCTGACAAAACTAGCACGATTAGCACTGGTGGTTATGGTATTGAATTAACAACTGGATTAAATAGCGAAGATTGTGTGGACATGGCATATACTGGTACAACAACAGTAAATACCTTATTTAATGGTTATCAAACGGCTCCAGAAAAATATAATTTTAGGGTTAGTGCGGAATTCCCAAATTTTGATGAGGTTGCAGTAAATAGTAAAACCTATAAACTTACAATAAGATATTATAATATTGGGGTTGCGGGTACTGGTACATACGCAACATCTGAGGCGGTTGAATTAATGTCAAATACGCTCACATATTACGAGCAAGCCCTTTCGCCTTCAAGTAATTCTAACGTTTCATAATATGGCTTCATTAGTATATACACAGTTATACAGTAGGATAAACGAAAAACAACCAGTTTTTGATTTTATGATCAAAAAAGCTGATTTTTATATTAATACACACGGTGTTAGCGTAACTGAATTAGGAAAATCCTATACATCCTATAACGATGGATTATTTTATATTTTAAATAAAAATAATAAACCGATCTATTTTAACGGATTATATTTCAATTCAATTAGAATGCGAAGGGAAAATGGTTATCCTTCAGCGAATTTAACTTCGGTTTTAAGTGAAACAAGAGTTGTTGGTAATTACACATATGAAGATTATATTTTAAGTTTTAGGCGCCAAACGATTGGTAAATTAACTATTGGTAGATTAAATGAATATGTTAATGGATCCAATATAATTTTAAATCCATTTCAATCATTAGAAATGTCAGCAAGTTATACAGTTTTAAATTTAAATAGATTAGACATTCATTACTTTGGTAAATCAAATTTAAACCCAAATAAAACAAAAGGAACTATTGACATATCTTTTAATATAAAATGTTTTGCTAATAGAGAATATACGCAAGCGATTAACGATACGTTGGTTCTTACAATAAACACAATTAACACTGGCTATGTTCCTCAATCGTTGGCCCCCTCAACATCTGGTACCAGTGGTTTTGGTTATTAATTTTATGAGATATACTTATTATTTTAAAGATCGTTCCGATGTGGTGATAAATGATCCCCTAAGAAAAAACGAATACGATCAATTTATTATTGAATTTAAACAATTAAACAGCAATTATAATTTTGAAGTTTATTTGTCTGGTGGGTATTTAGCATATATCACAAAATCAGCCTCAACTTACAACGACATTGATTTTTTTGTGATGGCTGAAAAAATTGTTGATTTAGATGATTTAACAGAATTCTTTAAATTATTTCATGAATTAGCAAAAAAATACAAATTTGCTTACGATTTAATTTATTTTATGGACGCCACCGCCGATGATTTAAATATGAATCCAAATGTATATCATATTTTAAATATTGAAAGCACTAGAACGTTAAAGTTATATCATAAAAAAGTACATAATAATTATTCAAATACACAATTAACGGTGTCTGGTTCATTGGTACCAAATACTGAATTGTATCAGGGTACATTTAATAATAAAGTACCAACTACAAGTTTTATAAATAAAGTGGGTACTAAATCTGTTTTCCAAAAACCAATAAAAATTTCATAAGAAACTATTTATTAATAAAAAACAATAACTAAAATTAAAAAAACGATAAAATGGGTTTAATAGATACAGGAACCACCGTTGAAATGAAAGTTTACTTAACGGATTTAGGTCGAAGAAGACTTCTTGAGCAAGGGTTCATCCCAAGTTCATTTTCAATATCGGATGAGGATGTTAATTATAACGCTAATCTATTTGTTACACAAATGGTTAGTGATTTGACAGGAGATTATAATGATAATGTTTACTCTTTATCCAAAAATGTTACAATAAAAAATCAAATTATTAGACAATAATTAAAATGAGCGCAATATTAAAAGTAAGAATTCCATTTTATAGAAGAAAAACAAACGGTGGTGCTGACGGTTTGGCCACTTTTTATTTAAATTCTTTACCAACCTACACACCAACAATTAACCAACAAGTTTTAATTGTACATACAGATGTACCATCAACTAGTGGTTTAAAAACCAAATTAAATGCAATATCAACAAACACTGTTCCAGCTTTTTTTCAGAGTTTTGAACAAAATACGTCACAAGAATCTGTACAAGAGGCGGATGGTTTTGCTAATTTTATGATATTACAATATCAGGATTTGTCATTTTCAACATCCCAATTCGGGGGTGATTGTAGAGGTTATATTGAGTATGATGTTAACCCATCGGTTTACTCTGTATTAAAACCAATTGAAAGCGCTGTTGTTGTTAATGAGTCAATTCCATTTGATTTAGATGATGGTATAGTTAGTGTTACACATAAAGTAACTGGGTCTACATACCCAACAAATTTTATTCGAGGTATGTTTGTAAAAAGAAATGATACTAATACTATTTTTGCGAACTTATTAAAATCATTAAATTTACCAGTTTCCGATGAGGAAATGAAAAAATATACTAGGAGCCAATATGGTACTTTATCGATAACAAGTGGAACGACATATGATACAATAATTGATAATACAAAATATATTTGGACTCCTCACACAACAACTGGCGCAACCTCCGTAAATTTAGTTGTCCACCCAACAACTGGGTATACTGGTGAGTACTACGGAACGGCATTACAACCAGTAGGTTCGTATGACTATACACCAACAAATAAAGCTGCCTTACCGATACAAAATGAATTATATTTGATATTTGAAATTCCTAACGGTGCATATGGTGAGTTAATAGATGGTAAATCTGTTAAATTCGAACTACCTTATTATACTGGAACCACCTCTAATGTTGTTGACGCTAGATTAGGTTTTTATACCTATGGTGTCACGCCAGTACAACTGGAAGCATATGGGACATATAATAAGAAAAATCTAACAACAAGAAACTTAGATAGAGTTTTAAGTGAGATTGATTTTTCTGTTAAAGATATTGGGATTAGACCAGATTTAATAACAACCACATACGAAAGTAACGTTGTACCTTTATTTTCAGATAGAATTAAAGTACCATCTGGAGCTAACTTCGGTTCTTGGTCGGCTGGTTACACAGATTTAATAGACGGGACAAGAGTGTTTAACCCAAATTCACAAGAAAAGGCTGTGTATGATTACAATAATGATGAGTGTATTGGATTTGTTGCGCTAGATAAAGGGTTTATTGTTGTCACCCACCCAAAGGTAGTCGATTCATATTTTAGAAACGTATTTAGTGGAACTGTTACAAAATCTAGCACCGCCTCATTATTTACCGCTAATAAAAATTATGATGTGAATGGAACACCAGCAACTGGAACTACCAGAGGTTTTGTAAAAACAGATCCAGCTGAAATGATCGCCACACTCGATGAAAATTCTAACGTTGTTTGGGATAGCACACAATTTGTGTTTGATCCAACTGGAGGAACACTTTATACTTTAGATGCGGGAGCACAATATATAAGTTACAACACAGAAAAATCATTAAATATTGTTTGCTTGGCATCGTCAGATGAGTTTTTTAAATCAACAAATGATACAGCGAAAGAGCTAATGAATACAGTTGCAACTGCTGATTTCGCAAATTTAAAAACTGAAGACCAAAACCTATATCCGATAATAATAACACAATTAGGCATTCATGACGCAGAGGGTAATTTATTAGCTGTATGTAAACCAACACAACCAATTAAAAAGTATTGGTATGATGTTGTGTCATTTAATGTCAAAATAAGATTATAATTTAATTTTTATGAAAAAAGAGATACAAGAAGATTACTACTTACTTGGACTTGATGTATCAACAAAAACAATTGGCGTTGCACTTTTTAATAGTAAAGGGCAACTTTTAGAACTAACACATATTTCGCCAAAAGCAAAACCAACACCAGAAAGTAAAACTGAGGAATTAATAAAAAAAGCTGATTTGTTTTCCGAATTTATTGAAAAATATTCAAAAATGAATGTTAAGCACATTTTAATTGAAGAACCACTATTAAGATCGAACAACGTAAACACAGTTGGTACTTTATTAAGGTTTAATGGTATGGTCACAAAAATATGCTATGACAAACTTGGTGTGACACCAGAATATATTAGTACATATGAAGCGAGGAAAAACGCTTTTCCAGAATTAATGCAACCAGGTGCAACTGGTAAAATTGTTTTATTCGGGGCGTATCCAAAAGAAATAGACAAAAAACGAGTTATCTGGGAAAAGGTATCCAAACGAGAACCAAAAATTAGTTGGCTTTTAGACAAAAAAGGCCAATTAAAAAAAGAAAATTTTGATATGAGTGACGCTTACACTGTTTGTTTGTCGTTCGCCCACATTAAAAATATTTTCGAGTAAATTTGGTTTTCTTAAATTAATTGTCTATTTTTGCCTGAAATAGGCTTTAATGTACGATTTGGACACTGATAGAAAACACGAACAACTAATTCAACTCCTTGAAGAATTTCTTGGTGAGCCTAGGAAGCACTATGCAAGTAAAGGCCAGGTTTCTTTTGATTGCCCCAGTTGTTCAGCTATGAAGGGTGTCGAATTTGACGGTAAGGGAAATCTCGAGGTTAATTATGACATGGGTGTCTATAATTGTTGGTCGTGCGCCGAGACACATGGAACCAAGGGTAAAATTTATAATTTATTTAAAGAATTTGCGGATAGAGAGCTTTTAAGGCGCTTTATCGGTGGCAAGTTTACATTCACTGGCGACTATTACACTGCTAAAGAATTTGTACCTAAAAAAGAAGTTTTAAAACTACCAAGTGAGTATTTTCAGTTAGTTGGTAAACAAAATTACCGTGATTTTAAACCCGCATTTTCTTATCTATATGGTCGCGGTATCACGGATGAGATGATTGAAAAATACCAAATAGGGTTTTGCTTAGGTGGTAAATACCAAAATCGAGTTGTTATACCATCTTTTGATAAAGAAGGTGATCTTAACTATTTCGTTACAAGATCAATTTCAAAGTATACAAAAAAATACAAATACCTCAATCCTGAGGTAGATAAAACCGAGATAATTTTTAATGAGAATTTAATTAATTGGGATAAAGCTATATTTCTGGTTGAGGGTGCCTTTGACCACATAGTAATTCCTAATAGCATTCCATTACTCGGTAAAAAACTTTATGATAAATTATTTTCCGAACTTTATTTTAAGGCTAATAACCTTATTATTATAGTTTTAGACCCAGATGCATATGAAGATTCTGTAAAAATCTTTAATAAATTAAATGCTGGTAGGTTAAGAAAGAAAATTTTATTAAATTTGATGCCATCAGACCATGATGTGTCGAGTTTCAACCAAACATATGGTCAAGAACAATTAAAAACATGGCTTAAACAAAAAAATTATAGATTAAATGATTAGATTAATAGCAGAAACACATACATATGTGAATGATTTAGCGCCGAATTGCAAATACACTTCGGTTACAACTATGTTGGGTAATTACAAAGATAAATTCGATGAGGATTATCACGCAGAAAGAGTTGCGCAGAAGAAAGGTGTGACAAAACAAGAAATTATTGCCGAATGGCGAGAGATTAACAGATTGGCCAATGAGTATGGAACAAACTTACATGAAATTCTTGAAAGATTCTTATTGGCCCCAAAAAGATTATACTCACCTAGAGACGATTTTGAAAGAAGCGTTATAAATGCTTTTAGAATGGTTTGTGATGAGGAGGGGTTGAATCTTTTACAAAATGATGACATTAAACCAGAACATATAATGTCAATTGAGTTTACCCCAGAAAAGGGTATTGCTGGTACATCTGACATTATTGAGGATTTACCGAACAACATGTTTAATGTATGGGATTTCAAAACGAATAAAAAGTTTGAGTTTGAAAATAGATATGGGGAATATTTACATTTTCCAGTGAGCCATTTACCACATTGCCAATATAATGATTACACATTGCAGTTATCGGTGTATGGTGTGATGTATGAAAGAGAGACGGGTAGAAAATTTAACAGAGGTGGTTTATTTTATTGGGATAAATTTACACAAACATTCAGATTGATACCAATTGGGTATATGAAAAGAGAAGCTGAAATGCTTATTGAACACTATAAAATTAAACTATTATCATAATGATACAGAAGATTGTACACATTGCTGATATTCACTTTAGGAATTTTCAGCGACACATTGAATTTAGAGCGATATGTGAAAATTTTATCGACCAAATGAAATCCGTTAAACCAGATCGGATTGTTATTGCTGGTGACATTGTTCACTCCAGAAATCAAATAAGCCCAGAGTTGGTTAATGAAGTTTCGTGGTTTTTGAATGAATGTTCAAAACTAACGGGTAAGGTTGTTATTATTCCAGGAAACCACGATATCGTTGAGCAGAATAAAGAACGAATGGATGCATTAACACCAATCATAAACGCACTGGATGTTGAAAACATTATATACTACACTAAATCAGATGTTTTTGTTGACGATAATGTTGCTTGGGTCGTTTATTCAATCTACGATAACAACATGACTCCAGAAGCTGCGATGATAAACACATATCCAGAAAAAGTTAAAATTGGGTTGTACCATGGTATTATTAATGGTGCAACAAATAACTTAGGGTTCACTTTCTTACATGGCGCTGATGTTGAGAAATTTAATGTTTGTGACGTTGTTCTTTGTGGTGATATACACAAAAGACAAGTGTTGCGAACTAAAAGAGGTATTCATGTGATTATGCCAGGTAGCTTTATTCAGCAAGATTTTTCTGAAACGATATCAGAGCATGGATATAATACATTGAGAGTTGATGGTAATAAAGTATTGTCTTATGATTTTACCGATATTGAAAATCCAATAAAATATCTTAATTTTAAGATAAACGACTTTGAAGATATTGAAAACGGAAATGAGCAACTCACTAACGCTTAATATCAAAAAACAATTACACGATGACATAAAACTATATTGTAAGGCAAACAATATAGAAAATATTGATTTGTTCTGCACCGAGTTACTTGAGAAGGGGTTTATGGTGGAAAAATATGGTACAGCGCCTGAGTTTGTAAAAAATGTGGAAAAAAAACCAGAGCCTATAGTATATGAGCCAGAAAAACCCGTATCTTTGCCAGAACAACCAAAAATACCAGAGCCACCAAAAGAAGAACCTAAAAAAGTATTTAAAAAAGCAACATTAAATGATGATTACAGAGTCTACGACAAAATCTAAGCTAGCTGACGAACAGATATACGACAGCAATAATTATATTAAGGTAATTTGGGAAGATACATTAGATAACCATTCTAATCATAAAGAAAAGCAAATCGAGAAGTATTTCCAAACGAAATATAAAACCAATAAGGTAAAAGTTATATTTAAACCAATCACATCTAAAAATTCAAGTGTTGTGGTTGAGGGGGCCGCCGATGCTTCCGAATTGGTGTTGGATGAAAATTACCAAAAATCGCTTATTGAGCAATATATTAAAGATAATAATATATCAGTATCTTTAGCACATTTGATGAAACTTGACTCATCTGTTAATCTTGAACTTGAAAATTATAAGGAACACACCAATAGGTATAAGACTTTTAAAATTAAAGAAATAGAGTTTTCAAATTTCTTATCATACGGTAAAAATAATAAGATAACTTTTGAGGACAAGAATGGTATTACATCGGTTATATCTGACCCACCAAATTACGGTGGTAAGACAACATTAACCGTTGATTTATTATTGTTTCTTTTCTTTGGTACAACCACCAAAACGGATAAAAATGAAGAAATCTTCAATCGTTTTAGTGAAGATGATTTGGTTGAGGTTAAGGGTAAGGTTGATATCGAGGGTGACACATATATTATTAAAAGAACCATAAGTAGAAAGAAATCAAAAGATGGTCATGCATGCAAGGGTGAGGTTGATTTTTATCAAGTGTTACCAAGAGGCGGTATAAAACAACTCAATGGTGAACAACGTAAATTTACCGATGAATTGATTAAAACTTATGTCGGAACCTACGATGATTTTTTAATCACAATTCTCACAACGGGCGATAACCTGGATGATCTGATAAAAACAAAACCAACCGAAAGGGGTAGAATTTTAACTAGATTTATCGGTTTGGAGTTTTTCCGTGAAAAAGAGAAGATTGCTAAGAAAAAACACACCGAGTGGAAAGAAAAATCTAAGTTGTATCATAATAATAGTCAGGAGATTTTAGCTAAAATTGATACGGAAAATGATAAAATAGGGCAAAACGAACTGATGATTATCTCACAAAAGCAAACTGAAGATAATTATAAGGTACAGATAAATGGTTTAAATAAAACACGCGAGGAACTATTTAAAACAAGATATAATGATATTGATAGCGAGTTGTATAAATTGGATGAAGAAACCATCCAATCTGGCATAGATAAAGTTGAAGGTTTGGTTACACAAAAAACTAATGAAATAAAAACACTGGAATCGCAAATACCGATACCAGGTGAGGAGTATGATATCGATTTTTACGGCACACAAAAGTTGGCTCTGAAAGAAAATACAGAAGCTGAAATTACATTGCGCCTTGAAATAAGCTCAACCAGTCAAACGATTGACATGTTGAAAAACAGTGAGATTTGCCAAACGTGTAAAAGACCTTTGGATCATGTTGACCATAAAAAAGAAATTGCTGATAACGAAAAATTACTTTCAAGTAAACAGTCCGAATGGGAACTTGTGAAACAAAAAATTGTTGAAATAACAACTTCGATGAATCACATGGATGAGATAAAAAACAAATGGGATTCTTATAACAGAAATATCCTATTGGTCGATAAGGCCAAAGTTGAACTTAAAGCATATGAGGATAGTTTGAGCCGTGGTTTGGAAAAATTAAACCAATATCGTAAGATAAAAGCGATGGTGGATAAAAACAAATTGATTGATACCGATATTCAAACAATAAAATTTAAGATCGATGGCTTGGATCAGGAGAAAAATATGGTATCTTTGCAAATCAAAAGCCTTGAAAAAGATATTGAGCTATCTAAAAGTAAAATCGATGAGTATAATGGTTTATTGAAAGAGCTTAAAAACGAAGAGATGATTGATAATATATTCAAGGTGTACTTGGATGTATATGGTAAAAATGGTATCTCTAAAATGGTTCTGGGTACAATGATACCATTAATAAACAGTCATTTAAAGATATTACTTTCAGATACATGTGAGTTTATATTGGAGATGAGAATGAATGAAAAAAGTGAGGTTGAGTTTTGGATGGTTGACCAATCAACTGGGGTTGAAAAACCACTAAACGCTGGATCTGGTTATGAAAAAACTGTGAGTTCTTTGGCACTTAGATGTGTGTTGAGTAAAGTTTGTTCATTACCAAAACCAAATATCATAGTATTTGATGAGGTAACTGGTAAAGTATCGAATGAAAATCTGGATAAGATTGGATTATTCTTTGATAAACTTAAACAATTCTTCGAGCATATTTGGGTTATCAGCCACAATCCATTAATACAGGATTGGGCCGATCATATGGTTAAGGTTAGAAAAGATAATAACATATCCACTTTGGTAGAAAATGTAATTGAATGATAACTTATTTTTTATTTAAAATTAGGTACTACATATACGTTAGTTTGAGCAAACTATTTCAACCTAAAAGAAACGAGTATATTATGTTTTTTTTAGGTAGATATCCACAAAACTTTAAACACGGGTTTAAAGCTATTTTGGACACGAAGTCTATGTTCAGATATAGCATAGGTTCTGCTTGTATTGTAATAAGATTTGACACCACTAAAAACTTGTTTGAGGTGCAAGAAATTTTTAACAGAGTATATCAAGGGTATATGGATAGTTTTTTTATCTTTGACTCAAAAAGTAAACATGCCAAAACAATGGATCAAGTTCATTACAAACATTTATATGACCCAATGACTGAACTTAAAACACCAACAGAAGCATTAAATAGAGTGCAAGAATTTATTGAAGTACTACAACAAATGAAATATACCTTTATGCGTTTAATACAAGAGCATCAAGAGATGGAGTCTGAAACCAATTTAGTGAATAACTTAGATGATGTTATTACTATGGACGATATTGATCCAATCCTCGAAAAAATTAAAGAATCTGGTATTGAAAGTTTAACCGAAAAAGAAAAATTAATCCTTAAAAAATACACAAAAGAATGATCAAAGATACCTCGCACTGGATTGACCAATCCGAAATTAATCTTTACCTTTATGATGTTAGAAAATACCCAGCACTAACACGTGAGGAAGAATTTAAACTAATTGATAAAATAAAAACTGGATGCCAAAAGTCGAAAGATTTGTTAATTTATTCTAATTTAAGATTTGTCATATCAATGGCAAAACAATATCAGAATCAAGGTTTATCATTATCTGATTTGATATCTGAGGGTAATTATGGTTTAATTAAAGCCGCAGAGCGCTACAATTATGACCAAACCAACGTTAGATTCCTTTCTTATGCGGTTTGGTGGGTAAAACAAAGTATGTTGCAATCTTTACACGAAAATTCTAGGGCAATTCGTCTACCAGTGAACATTATTAACGAAATGAATAAGTTGCGCAAAGAGACTCCAAAAGAGTATAGTGCGGACGAGAACGAAACACCAACCAGTATTCTTGGTTTACCAACAATAACATACTTAGACGCACCTTTTGACGATGAAGGTAATTCGATGTACGATGTGATTGAGGATGTTAATTCGAAAAGACCCGATTTGATTTTTTCTGACGATCATGATTCGTTAATTAATAGACTTAAAATAGTTTTATCTAATTTAACGGATTCTGAGCAATACGTTGTAACCAAGTATTTTGGTTTAGATGGGGAGCCCTTGACGTTACAGGATATATCTGAGGAACTTAACCTAACAAAAGAGCGTGTTCGCCAGATAAAAGAAAAGGCGATTAAAAAATTAAGGTTCTATTCTAAGGAATTATTTGAACTCTTATAAAACTCTAAATATTTATTAATAAGGCAAAATACTAAATTATGGAAAAAATTAAAAATTTTTTTAATAAGTATGGAATGATTAGTGTTATTTTTTTAATACTAGTTATGTCCATGCAAAATTGCAGTAAAAACGGTAAGATTAAAAGGTTAACTAAAGAACGTGATATTCTTCAGGTTCAAAATGATAGTTTACAAACTTTAATACCAACCGAAAATAACATGTTAATTATTCAGTATAAAGCTGAATTTGGTGTTTACAACAAATTAAATAATGAAATGTCTAAATTAAATAGACAAGAACAGATGATGAGTTTTCAAAATCAGTTCATTATTCCACCAAAAGAAGAATTAGAAAATAAAATAAATGAATTAGAAAAATAAGAAAATGTTTAAAGTAATTGATTCAACGACTAATGAGGCCATTGGGTTAAAAAGTACAACCGATAGATACGGACAAAAAAGAATTTTTGTTGTATCGGATAATCCAGATAAAAGAGAAGCTGGTAATGAAACGTTTAAAACCAAAGACGTATTCAAAAAGTATGGGGCTGCTTGGGATAACGATGAAAAGCATTGGTACTGGAATGATAGATTCAAAAGTGCTGATGAGATAGCTAAAATGGCTAATGATGCTGTTAAAGCTGCTAATCAAATATTAGGTGCTGACATTTCTGGTAGACCAGAGGTAACTAAATTTGATGATGTTGAATCATTAGTTAAAGCTAAAGAATTTTTGGAGACTGTAAAAGGTACTCTTGAGTTTGTTAAATCAAAATCTGGAAAAGTTACTTTGGACTTAATTAACGACTATATTGATCAGTTAGCAGATAGTTTGGATGATCAAAAATTATTGGATGATATCGCTGAGTTTAACAAAGCGGCTAAGGCTTATATTTTAGATACTGGTAGATATTCATATAGTTTTTTCAATACATTCATGATATGGTTACAAGCAACCAAAGGTGCTAAAGAATTCGGTTCGGTACCATATTGGTTGGGTAGGGGCTATGAACCTAAACCAGATGCTAGAAAAATTATGATTTTAAAACCAGGTGGAACTGGTAGTTTGGCGAGTAACGTTGCTAGAATCATTAAAGACCATCCGAAATCACCACAAGAGTATGCCGCTGAAAGTGGAACATTTAAAATTACAGACCCCAATAACCCAATCCCAAAAGAAAAGCACAATGCGTTTTGGAACTGGGCTTTGAAAAAAGGATATGTTAAATTCAAAGGTACAAGCCAATTCACAGAAGTTGCGATTTATGATAATGCAAATGTACAACCAATACCTGGTGTGGAACAAATTAATGCACCTGAACCACCAAAATGGTTTAATGATGATGATACCGAGGATGAGAAATCAAGAGTGATGATTGAGGCCCTAAAAGCCTTTTCAGAAGACAATGGTATTAAAATTAAACAATCAGACGATTTAGGTGGTGCAAGAGGTGTTAGTAAAGGTGGTCACATTGAGTTATTAACAAATAGCGTTGGAGCTGGGTTATTATCAACATTTGTTCATGAATTAGCGCATGAGATCTTACACCAACCAGCCAATAAAGGTTTAGCTAACGGTAAATTATTTATTGGTAGAGAATTTTCATCTGAGGAAAAAGAATTACATGCTGAAGCTGTTGCTTATACTGTGATGAAAACTTATGAGTTTCCTATCGAACACTCAATTAACTATTTAGCTTTATGGAAACAAAATAAAGATAAAGTTAAAGCATTTCAAAAGGTTATTAGAGAAACATCAATGTTTATTATTCAACAGATTGAAAAATATGCTCCAAACGTTGAAGGTGCAGCAACCCCTGGTGAAACCAATGTTGCCGAATCTTTAAACGAAATCAAATCAATAATTAACAGATTTAAAGAATTAATCACATATTAATCATGGATAACTTAGAAAAATTAAATAGTTTGATTGCGCAGGTTGATGCGAGAATCGAACAAATAGATGAGACCACATTAAATGAGGATCAAAAAAACATGCTGCAAGAGTTTAAATCTAAAAATTTAAAACAACAAGCTGCTATTGCAATAGCAAAAAAAGAAAAAGAAAACAATCAATAATGAAGGGTGAGAATAAATTAACCAGGAATTTTATAATAGGTACGTTTGTATTGCTATATGTGATGGTATCCGTCATATCAACAATACACGTAATTGATTTTTTCAAACTATCTAATCCAGACTGGTTAGCAATCACTTTAGCAATTGCGTTTGAGGTTGGTGCCGCAGCATCTCTTGCTTCAATTATAGCATTACAAAAAATGAACAAGGGTATTGTATGGGCGTTATTTTTTGTTTTAACAGCCATGC